TGAGCCTTACCAGCTCGTTCTCCATGGCGTCGGCCAAACGTCCCACCGACCGGATCCAGTTTCGGGTCAACTACCCTGTAGAGCAGACGGTGGAAGGCGTAACCACGGTGGCCTACATCGCACGAGCGATCGTCGATGTGGTCATCCCTCCTCAGATGACGAACACGGAACGGCTCCATCTTGGGGCCCTTGTGAAGAACCTGATGGCTAACACAGTCATTCAGGGATATTTCACCCGTGTTGTCCAGTACTAGACAGTGCTGGCTGACCGGTAGGCCGTGCTTGGGAAATGCGTGCCCGATTCATCGGGTGCTCCGCAAATTCCGGGTGCTTTTCTTTCGGTTATTTCGGCTTTAGAAAAGCCGATCGTTACATGAGGTGCCTCCAATGTCTAGGCTTAGTCGAGCTAATGCCGACTTTAACGTTGAACGTGAAGTAGTGTCGAGGCTTTGTGCATCGATCGATTCACCTCGGTCTCTCGCGGTATCACTACTGCTGGAGGCTGGGGAGTGGGATCAGCTGCTCGAACTTCAGGTAAACCCTTTGTCCTGCCAGACCCCGGACGATTTTGCCCGGGATTACCTGGTGACAGAGGTTCTGAAGAAGAGCCCTTCGATTCCCACTGGAATTGACCGCTCTGCCATTGCTACCGCCAAGTTTTACGAGGCGGAACACCGTTGCTGGGAGACGAACCATCGAATGCTGATAGGCGACCATCCCAAATGGTTTGGCCGCTTTAAGCATGAAGTCGGTTTGGTCCTGGGGCCTTTAAAAAGCCCCGAGTTTGCTTCCATTCTCGGACTCTCCCGTATGGGTCCGGGCGCGACGACTGCGACACGTGGGTTTGGTGTCTGCCCATCAGAAAAATACGATGGAGAAATCCATCTGACCCACGAGCTCCTGCCCTTCCTACGATCGATCCAAGGGGAAAATTGGTGGAATAATACCCGCCATAGTCCCAGGTGCGTCGTCCCGGGCAACGAGTTCACAACCGTTCCGAAGAACGCTAAGACCGACCGCGGTATTTGCATTGAACCCTCTGCTAATATTTTCTTGCAGCTGGGTATTGGTGCGCACATCCGCAACCGGTTGAGGCGCTTTGGATTAGACCTAAATAGTCAGGCCGATCGGAATCGAATCGCCGCAGAAAAGGCATATGTGGAGAATTTGGCCACAATTGACCTCTCTGCCGCGTCAGATACGGTTGCCGACTTACTAGTGCGGGAGTGTGTACCTTACGAGTGGTACCACCTTTTGCAACTCGCGCGTTCCCACAAGTCCCTGGTTCAGGGTAAGTGGATCACACTCGAGAAGCATTCCTCAATGGGAAATGGGTACACGTTCGAGCTGGAGACACTCGTGTTCTTCTGTCTTGCGCGTGCTATCCTTCCTCCCGAGGAGCACCAGTTGGTGTGTGTTTATGGGGACGACATTATCGTACCTCAACGACATGCGCCTATGTTGGTCGAAGCCTTGGAGTACTGCGGCTTCAAGGTGAACGGGGAGAAGAGTTACCTGGCAGGTAACTTCTTCGAGAGCTGCGGACGGGACTTCTTTAAGGGAATTCCTGTCCGGCCCATCTATCTACGTGGCTCTAAGGGCGTAATACCCTATAAGCTGCAGATAGCGAACTCTTTGCGGCTCTTTGCCTCCCAGTCTTGTGGGGGTTACTGCGACGCCCGCT